AACGGTGTGTACGTTGTTATCCCTGTCGTAGACACCCATATCGTTAACCTTGCCGAGATCCATGCCGGTATCTTTTGCGCCGCCTTTTGTTTCGTACCGTTTTCTGGCTTCGGCAACGCTAATGCCTAGGGCTCTAGCCACTTGCTCTATGCTGACGTTATTGTCTTTTAGCCACTTCCCGTAGTCCGATGTGGTGTCCATCGCCGAGCCGCCGCCAGCCAAGCTAAGCAAGCCCCCGGTAGCCGCTGTTGTACTGGTCAATTTATTCGCAACTTCTCTGTCAGATACACCAACAACTCTCTTGCCCTCGGGTGTGTAAGTCACAGGGATGTAGTCTGGATTAGCTTTGTACTGCCGAGTAGCAGGATCAAACAGAACTTTCTTAGAAGTAATATTTGCAGGCGCACCTAAAACTGATTCGGAATAGGGCTTCATTAACTCGCCAGTAGGTGTATATGGCGTAGGTGAATAATTTGATTTGCCCATCAAGTAGTCATAGGCTTGCTTAGAACCGCCGGTCTGCTTGTTAAATCTTTTATTAAACTCTTCCATTGTTTTAGGCGCATTAGGCGTATAGCCCAAGCTACCGCCGCCAGCGGTATAGGCATTCTTAACCTCATCCATCCCAGAAAAACCACCGGACGGACGACCCGGAATATTTGGCGTTACAGTGATTGAGCCATCTGGGTTGTATGTTTTATCGCCGGGGTTGGTGGCATTTCCATACGGGTTTTGTATGCTATTAAAATTAAACCCAGCTCTAGCGCCGGGAGCCCGCAATTGAGAAGCAGTGAATAAGTCTTTGTTGACGTCAATGTCGGAAGCTACCAGTTGGGCAACTGTTTTACCTGTTTGCCTTAGAACGTCTGCTTCGGTCATGCCCCTTGCCGCCAAGGACGCTGTGGCTTCTCTAATCTTCTGGGCGTTTGTAGCAGTCGAATCAGTTCTAGCGTAGTTTTGAAATTGGCCGTACAGGTCTTGATAACCCGGAATAGTCTGCGTTGTTTTGAACGCATCTTTATACCACGCCTGCTCTTTATCAGCCGCAGTAACCTCACGCCCAAGCGTATTGCGCACCCACTCGTCAACAATGTTAGTTTGGTCTGCTGACTGATACCCCGTGTAAGGCGTGACGGCAGACGCATAGTCTTGGAATCTAGTTGGGTCGGTATTAAATATCTCCCCCCTTGTACGTGCGTCTGCCAAGAAGTTTTCATACACTTGGTCTGGTCTTTGCCCAGCGCTGAGCATCACTGGATTAAACGCTGCTATTTGGTTTGTGTAATTTTTAAGGCCACCCGGATCTGCATCACGACCCAGTACGTTGCGGTATATATCACCCACTTGCGCTTGTATAGGGGCCTTTGAAAGAGCAGTTTCCGTAGCATCACCCGCAACACCTTGCCAAGCCTCTACCTCCCAAGGTGCTGCTGCGCGACCCCATACGTCTTGATAAGCTCGTTGCACCATGTCATCACTGACAGATGGTGAAGAATAATCTATCGTTGCCTGATACTGAGGGCTTGGGGCAGCTCGTTGTTCTGCTGTTAGCGGGGAGTTTTGCAGCGACGATACAAGCGTCTGATAGTCTAGTCCTCCTGTACCACCAGCAGCCATGCGAACAACAGGTTCACTGCGTTCAGCAAAATTTAATTGGCCGGGGCTGTAGCCGCCGTTATCCATACCCATCAAGCCGCCATCTGCTGCCGTCTCTTCTTTTTCTTCTGCTTTTCTAGGCACTTGGTAGTTACCTGTAGGCGTGTAACGCTGGCCGTAGGGGTCGTATGAGAACGTGCGCATCTGACCGGGACTAGTTGTTGTCGTCGGCATATTGGACTTAATTGCTTGGTCTGCAAGAATAGGAGCAGCACCTAGGGCTAAGTATTTGAAATTGTCTTTAGCAAAACTACCAAGAGCGCTGGGGCTAGATGTAACTGCTTTTGCGCCTGCTGAAAGTTTGTCAAACGGAGTTGCGGATGCCAGCCTATCGCCTATTGCTTGTGAAGCAACTTGATCTGCTTGTAAAGTAACCGCAGCCTCTCCTGTAAGCCCCGCTTGAGATAAAGCAGCGTTGCCTGCTTCTAAGGACAACGCGCCCGTCCCCGCACCAGCAAATCCAGCAGCCAATCCAGCCCCGCCGTAAGCACCAAGACCTGCGCTAATACCCTTACCCAAATCACCTGTACGTACAGTTTCCACACCGCCAACCATAGCAGCGGCGGTTATTGGGTCAATCGAGCCGCCTGAGAAATAGCTAATGCCGCCGCCAATGATTGCTGGGAGCAGCTTGTCCAAGAAGCCAGCTTCAGGAAGACCCGTATTAGGGTTGACAGTCAGTGAGCCACCATTTTTTACGGCCAACGCTTGTAGCCCCTGCACTTCACGTGGGGACATGTGGATGAGCATCGAGTCAGGGCCGCGACCCTTAGATGCCATGTGATCGGCTAGTACAGCAAGGCTCATATCTGCCTCTCAAAATGTGGGTTGGTCGATAATATCATGTTGAGGTCTTTATGCGAAGCATTTGGCTTGTTGCCTGCACACCATCTTGCGTGTCTCTGTAGACATCACCAAGCCTCAAAGTCGGCAAGTCCGCCTCAGTCGGCAGTGTCTCAAGGTCTAGATTAAGCGTTGCCCCGCCCATGTCGCCGGGGTTATTTAACTGATTAAAGTACAGACGTAAAATATTGGTCAGTTGATCGAAGTAACGCCTGTCGTACTCGTCAGGGGGCAGAGGCAGACTTGGAGGGGTTGCGCTTAGTTCAGCCATTAGCGTCTACCGTCCGCTCTAATGTCAATACGGGGTGCGCCCAACTGCCATGTTGTATTAACTTGGTTGGAGCTAATCTTAAAGATCATCTGGCGGCCGCGCATGCGTGTAAATATCTGCCCTGTAAACTGTTCTGTAATGACGTAGGTGCTACTTTTAGCCACGGGCTGCGAAGCTGTACTTGTAACCCCAGAGCCTGAGTTAGCCAGTCCCTGTAGAGTCATTGACACCGACGGCACAGCGCCAGCAGGAGTGTTTGCAGAATCACCAAAGGTTAAGTCCGGCAAGACGCGCCACACAAACCCAAAGTTATGACCGTCGCCAATGTCAAACTCAGACGAAGATATGTAAGCGTCCAAAGCCGTTGCTGTACCAGTTTCGTTATCGTTTAATCCGTTTTCGTGCTCAACAATGTTAAGTGTGTACGTTGTGGCTAAAGGAAAATCACGCAATCCTGAATCAAGCCATGCTGTTCGCGCCATCGTGCCGTAGTACCAGATTTTTTCAACGTAGTTATAGATAACGTACTTGTCAACAGCCGACGTATTGGCTGAGCAATAGAACCACCAGACCTCATTGAAGCCCTCGTTTGTTCCCGCAAACACTTGCAAGTTTTGATCGCTATTAATATCGGTAAAAATAAACCGAAGTAAGGCACAAGGCAACGTGTTCACCCGGCCATCGTAGGCGTAGAACTTGTCTATACCCATCCAGTACACAACACCAGAAGCTATAACTACCGCATTGGGGCCATAAATAGAGATGTTGTCACCAAGTAACTGCGGTGCCCAGACGTAAGGGGGGCCAAGGTATTGAAGTGAATACACAGCCGAGTCGGTAAACACCAAAATTTCTTGGCGAGTTTGAATTGTTGTAACGATCTCTGAGCCGCTAGAAATACGTATAAACCCCGCTTGATTTGTAGGGTCAGGTGTCCAGTTGTAAAGATCATCCTGCGCTGACCAGCGAATCAACATAGGGTCTAGTGTGGCCGAGCCGTAGTCGTTGCAACCGAAAGTCAAGACAAAACGAGATGTGTCAGATACAGTGAAAGCATTTAGCGTTGTAGGCACATCCACGATTAAAGAGATGTACACACCCGTGCCCGTACTAGAGGTGTTGACTATTGCACCAGCACCATCCAGCAGGTTAAAGGTCAAGCCGTTAACTTGGAACACATAGTACGTAGTTGCCGCACTGATGCCCGTGGGTAAAGATGTAGTGGCTGCAAATTGAAGGGCTGCGCCCTCGGTATAAAGTATGGTCGATGTCACCACAGTTGGGGAAGCACTGGTAAAAGATACACTACCGCCAAGGGTGTTAAGAAGTACGCCACGGGCTGTTAATGTAGGCGCTTCCCAATAATACAGACCCCCGTTACGCGGCGCAAAAATTAAATCTTCGCCGTAATTTTTTTGACTCCATAACCGTAGCGCAAGAGCAGTAGCTAAACCATTGCCCCAAGTTCCTAGTCCCCAGCCCCCCGCACCCCAACCGACCAACGGGATTTGAACCGCAGGGCCAACATTGATCTGATATGCGGCTACGACGGAAGCACCGCCGCCGGGTGAACCAGAGGCATCCGTTGCATTGGCTGTGGCCGAGGCTGTAAATGTGTATGAGTTGGCGGTTACAACCGTAACTTGATACTCCGCGTTTAACACCGCAGCGGTAATGTTTCCACCCAGTCCCGTAGCTCCAGAAAACGTAACAAAGTCACCCGTAATTGCGCCATGACTTGTGTCTGTTACTGTGATTGTGGCAGAGCCATTTGTAGCTACAAACGGGTTGTTGTTAATTGTTGAAGTTTCACGAAGGGGCGTGATGTCGTAATACGCACCGCCGTTCTCAAGGTAAAACTTTAAGTTTGTGCCAACACCAATGACGTTTCTGCCATCAAGCAAGACCCAATTCCACAAAGATCTACAAATGCCTAAAAATGTACTAGAAGAAAGACGACTCCAACCACCAATAACTTCTGGATTGCCTTGGCGAAACCGCACCTTGTCGGCCTCATACCAACCGCCTTCGGTGGTGTAGCGGGTATTTTCTTTATTTACCCCCGGCTTGAAAAGCACCTTCTGTAATGGCATAATGACCTACCTTAAACGGAGACAACACCATGTACGTATACATTTGGAAGACCCTTGAAGGCCAAGCGTAAGACACTCATAGCTTAATCCAGTAGGGCGCATTTGGGTACGCATTAAGCATACGCTCTAACCCCCGTTTTGTCAATGATAAGCGCTTGCCTACGGGGGGTTCCGGCTGGAGTGTTCGTCACGCTGATATGTGTCCAAGCGTCAAACTCACGGATGATTTGGTCAAACGGCAAACCCGCAGCAATGACTGCACGTACCACAGCATCAGGAGTCATTCCGGGGACGCGGACATCTGCTGCACAACCAATACGGTGCTGGCTCGTGTCTTTGGAGCCTACGCTGTCGTTAACCTGCTTTGACCTGAACCCAGAGTTCACCATGACCGGCTTGCCGTCCAGCGCCGCCTTTACCTGCTCCAAGAATTTGGCCAGACGCAAAAGGTTTGCCAACTCTGAGTCGTTTGGCGTGTTGTCAAACTGACGATGGCTGGTAGCAGTCAGTTCTTCCAGCGTGAAGTGTTCTGTCAGGTTCATTTTTTACTCAACAAATCTGTCTTGGCTTGAGAGCCAGCGGATGATCCAAAATAGTATGCAATGATGCCCGTCCAAGCAGTACCCAGACTGCCCAACATCATCAAAATGGCAGGGTTGCCAGAGTCAATCTTGTTGAAGAACATCATCACCATGATGCTGAAGAACCCAATCGTTACAAGACCAGCCAGCAAAGGCGGCATCATCGAGCGAGTAGTTGCCTGCATATCCCGTGCGGACTTGCGGTCTTCAACCTCCAGCTTTTCAAAGTTTAGGCCAAGCTCCTGCGCTTGTTTCTGCAACTCAATTTCAGCAATTTTGACCTGAGCAATCTGGTCTGCTGTCAACTTGTTGCTGGAGATAAGATCACCAACCTTTTCAGGGTCAACGCCAATAGCCTTGGAGATAGCAGACACCGCCATCCCAGCCAAAGGGCCACCCATCGCGGTGGCAATTGTTGGCGCAATTTGTTTAAGCCAATCCATTATTTTTTCTCCATTTTGGTTTCAATGACTGCAATACTTTGGCGGTTGTGCATGATGTCATCCCTGTTCTTTTGGATTTCTTTTTCTAAATCCTGACGCAATTTTTCACGAGCCAGTTCAGCACCTGTGTTTGTTGCTTGTTTGTTGTCTGATGTGACCACCAGACTTATTTTGCTGTTAAGGATTGTGACCTCATGAGCTAAATTTGACAGCGCCGACATAAGATACACCACGCAAGTAAACAGCAGTGGTAGTACGGCAAAGGTAAGTTTTTCAATCAACGCGCCTTTTGCGTTTTCTTTCTGTTCTTCAGCCATATTTATCTCCTTTGAAAATCACATTTGCCAGCACATTGCTCAAGAATCGTAAAAGACAGATAGACAACAAACCCTATCAAGGCAAAGAAGACCAAGACCAGCATCACAATCTCAAGAGTTTCTTCAACTTCTTTTTTGTGCTTTGCCGCAGCTTCTTTTTCACGCCGCGCATCATGGGCAGCTTCAACGTCTAGTTCTTCTGCTCTGGCCTTGATCTTGTTCCAAACATCTACCTTACCAGCCTGCATGAACAACAACTGCAACTCAGCCTCAAACCTTTTTGCTTGGTCAAGAGCCATCTCAATTTGGATGGCAACCCCCATGCTGGACTTTGACTTTTTGGCCTGAGAAACAGCCTTGGTTGCCGTAGACTTTGCATCAAAATACTTGCCCAATACGGGCCCGAGTGAAGATACGTCATCAACAGTCTTGCTGACCTTCTTGATTAGCGCAACCGCCGCCTGTATCCCAGCTAGGGCTGTTAGCGGATCAATCATTTCAATTCAAAATTTAAATTTGCATGGCGAGGATACTGCACAACGCGCTCCCCCTCAGGACATTTGTATTTGATGGTCGCTAACAATGTGGCTTTGCCGGGTGCAATCTTTTCTTTTCGCACCATTGTGAGTTGATACGTAAACGTGTCAATATCTGGCCCTGCTGGGCCACTGAACTTGCTCGCCGTGGTGGTTGCCTCATGCACCATGCCTGCCGCATCACGGATGTTTGGCGTAAAACTCTCAACAGAACAGTCGTCCCGTTTTTTTATTCTTGCAACCGTGACATTGATGGGCTGTCCAGCATCTGCCACAATTTTAAAATTCTCTGGCGACCACTCAATAATGGCTCTGTCAAACCAACCAAACTTATCAGCAAGGGTGTAACTGCCACCAAGTGCGGCAACACTAGCGGCAACTGCTCCAATTGCTTTAGTAAGATCAATCATTTCCGTTCAAC